CAATATCACCCTGTCGCCAGCCGGCATTGTTGTGGCCACTGCCAATATCTTCAGCACCGGAGGTGTCTTCAGCAATTCAATCACACGTGGTGTTGGTTATGCACTAGGCGCTGGTGCTTCTATAGTGCAAACTGGCAACCGAGCTTCTGGCGTCATCATCAATTCCATGTGTGGTGCAATCACCTTGGTGTCTGCGGCAGGCAATACAGTGCCCACAACATTTACCATGACCAACACCACCATCGCTCAGGCTGATACTATTATTCTCAATCAACGCAGTGGTACCAATCTATACAATCTACTGGTGTCAAACGTACAGGCTGGCAGTGCAAATATCACTGTGTTTACCACAGGTGGCACTGTTACCGAAGCTCCGGTGATCAATTTTGCAGTGTTCAAGGCAGTGCAAGCATAATTTCCTTTCGGGTTGCTGTGTCTGTAAATATCAGGCAAGGCAACCTGAAAGGCAACCATGACTGAACTAGAACAGATACAAGCACTGCTCAAACAATTTCGTAGACCCTGTCCCAACACCCAAGAATACAACTCAAGATTGGCTGAAGAATTTGAAGTAATTGTCAGTCAACGCTTCACAGAATACTTTCTCAAGATCCGGCGTGTGCTAGATCTCAACTCAGACATACCACACATGACTCGCGGCAGCGCCGGATCCAGCCTGGTGTGTTATCTCATGGGCATCACTGATGTGGATCCCATAGAGTGGCGGATTCCATTTGCACGTTTTCTCAATCCCCTGAGAGATGACTTGCCCGACGTGGACATTGATGTACCGCATCACCAGCAGGCTCGAGCCATGCAGCGTATTTTTGATGCCTGGCCTGGCCGCACCGCTCGCATATCCAACTATGTGCTGTACAAAGAGCGTTCGGCTCGCAGAGAAGCAGCACGTAGACTGGGCGTGAAAGGACGTTTGCCGCGTGATTTTGAATATGGCAAACTGGGCATTGACGAAACCGAAGCTAGAAGAATTGAAAAGAAACTCATGGGCAAAACACGCTGCCTGTCCAAGCACTGCGGCGGGATCATAGTGTTTGACCGCAAGTTGCCACAAAGCCTGTTTCGTGAAGACAATCTCATACTGCTGGACAAGAACGAAGTTGAGGATCTTGAACACCTCAAGGTAGACATCCTTGCCAATCGTGGACTGAGTCAACTCATGGAAATTGATCCCACTCGGCGTGTGCATGAATATCCCCCGGAAGACGATGCCACTGCTGATCTCTTGAGTCGCGGTGATGTACTGGGCGTGACTCAAGGCGAGTCACCAGCCATGCGCAGACTGTTTAGAGCTATAAAGCCCACGTCAGTGCATGACTGTGTGTTTGCCACTGCCTTGGTACGACCCGTGGCCATGGAAGGTCGTCGCAAAGCTTCGTGGTTCCGAGACTGGACCGCAGAAGGAACCAAAGAACGTGCCATAGTATGCGAAGACGATGCCATAGAACGCATCATGAAGCTGATTGGCGTCAATGCCTACGAAGCCGACATGTACCGCAGAGCTTTTGCCAAAAGAAACGAAGAAAAAGTCATGGAGTTCATGTCCCGCCTGGGAGATCATCCGCTCAAGGATGATATCTATCGAGAGATGTTGAATCTGTCAGGCTTTGGTCTGTGCCGTGCTCATGCCGTGAATCTGGGAAGATTGATCTGGGCCTTGGCCTATCAAAAAGCACACAATCCGCGTGAGTTTTGGCGTGCAGCCCTAAAACACTGTCAGGGCAGCTATGCCAAGTGGGTCTACAGAAACGAAGCCAAACGTGCAGGCTGGGACCTACGTGACTTGGGCTTTGACAACTGGATCACAGAAGATCCTGTGGAAAGTTTTCTTCACCACGGCGCCTGGAACTCACCAGGATTTCTACCCAACATGGGTGTGAGAAATCTCTATCTAGACAACTTTGAATTTGCTGGCATAGTGGCCAACAGCAGAGTGTTCAAACGCGACAAGAAAAAGTACATTCATTTCATTACCCTGGGAGTGGGCGAGGGTGAGTACCTGGACCTCATTGTGGACAATCCAGTTAAATACAACTCTGGATCAGTGATCATGGGCAATGGCAAGATGTCCAGTCGCGATGGTAGTCAATTTTTGCAGTGCTCCAGATCCAATATCAAGAGCTTGCCCATCAATGATTATTTAGAAATTTGATCCGCAGTAGTCATCGCACACCACCAACCGACCCTGATCATAGTTTGCAATCTGCCATGATGTCTTGACTGCTGCAAACCATTCAATGCATTCCTGCAAAGAATATTCCAGAGCATTGTTTTTGGTCATCAAGGCTGCTACTTGTTTGTTCACAGCTTGGTAATACTGCCCACGACCATAGGTACGAGGATACATGCCTGTCCAACAGCAGGGACTGACATCACCATTGGCAGCCATATAAATGCTGCGATTTCTCTGTGCATCGCATCTCACTCTGCGTCGGGGTTGACGATTTTTCACAATGTCTTGCAGCAATACGTCATCGGTCTGCTTTTTATGAAACAACACTGGAAAACTGGTCTCGCCCTGATAATCCCCCAACACATGCGACAGATTTCCGTTGCCGTCAAACACCGGTGCAGTATCTCGTCCGTGATCTACTAACTCAAATTTTTTAAAACCCAGTTCGACACTGAGTTTTTTGCACTGTTTGATTTGATCAACATTGTGCTTGAACTTGATCATTTGCCACACTGCTGTTCCGCCTGCTGCAATAAAAATTCCAGCATTGCGAATTACTGTGGACCAAACTGTGTTCTGACGATAGAGATGGTGCGTGTCTGCTAGGCCATCCAATGCAAACACTACCGTGGCACCAGCCTTGGCCAACCTCTGCCAAAACTCTTTGTCACGAGCGCCGCCATTGGTGTTTACTGTGATTTTGATTTTGCTATTGCAGTTGCGAAAATACTCAACGATGTCGGCCCCGTCGGGGTTCATCACAATGTCGCCAAAGTTTCCGTTGATTCTAACAGTTTTGATTTGTTTCAAGAACTGCGCACTGAAGATCTGTTTGGCCTGATCCAGTGCTAGATATAGTTCAGGATAGCCGCCGTTGTAAGGGTATCCCCAAAACGTGCGCGGACACCAAGGACATGCAGCGTTGCACAGTGTGGCCGCTTCAAGATGTATGTCGCGTATTTTATCATACGCAATCATGTCTGCTTGATACGATTCAGCAGAGTTTTCAGCTTGGCAGATTGCACGTCAGCTGAGATTTTTCCTGGCTCGTCAGCCACAGTGGCGTTGGGTTCGTCTGAAGTAATCTGGCTTTTTGCCTTGATACTTTCATAGATGCTGGGTGCTCGCTTTTTGAATTCTTGATACTGTTCATCTTCAGCGAGGTCAGTAATGCGCATGGTTTCAATGTTGTACTCCAGGTCAATTTTTTGTCCCACGCCGGTTGACGAGCGACTCTTCATACACTGTATTTGATACTTGCCACGCTCACGCATGGCTCGCGAAGTAAAGATACCAAACACGTTGTCTGCTGTGTTGATTTTACTGATACCACCTGAAATATGACTGTGGTCAAATTCAATTTCTTCTACTGCACTACGATTCAACTGCGATGCTGTGATCATCAACAGTGACAGTTCCTTGGCCAAGTTACGTAGTTCTTCACTCACATACTTGTCTTTCACAAACAAGTCATTGGGACTGACCTTGGCGCTCACGGGCATCAAGAGATCCAAGTAGTCTACCATGATAAAGTCAACTCGGCGTCCGGTCTTGATCTGATACTCTTTCAAGTATGCACGAATGTCATTGATGTTGCTCTGTGCTGGCAATACTTTGATCTGATAGCTGCCGGCCTTTTTGCCCACCATCTTGACCTTGAGTGCTGCTGTTTCTTTGTCTTTGCGTATTTCCTTGGTGCTCATATTTGTGAGCATGGCCGATGTACGCAGCCCTGTGAGTTCTTCACTGAGTTCCAGCGTGACATACACACCATGCAAGCCCTGTTGCACCCAGTTCAAGGCAATGTTCATCATGACCAAGCTCTTGCCTGACCCTGAGCCGCCTGCAAAGATGTTGAGTTCGCCTCTACTGAAGCCACCGTACATGATTTTGTCCAGCTGTGGCCAACCTGTGCTGACTTGACCTCCTGCATCAAAATACTTGCTAAACATGCCTTCAGGATCAGCCCAGAAGTCTGTGCCTAGATCCTTGGTGAGACTGATCTGTACAGCATCTTTGATCAGTTTCTCCACAGGTTCAAACTCACCTTTCTCCAATAAGTCTGCACTCTTGAGAATGGCACGTTCTAGCTCTTGACGACGAGTAAAAGACTCAAACTCAGTCATGAACCATTCAAAGTGTCCTTCATTGAGATCCGGCACTGCCTCAAGTCGCACGCCTGTGGTGGCCTGTATCTGTGTGCGGTCTGGCATGGTCTTGAAGCGGTCGCTATGTTCTCGAATGAACTCAGCTGCTGGCCTCAAACTCTTGTCAAAGTTCTGTGGATTGAAGATATTCTGCACTCGCACATAGCTGGCAGCATCTTCCAACATCATTTCCAAGAACAATCTTTGAACGTCAATTCCGTAGTCTTTGAGCATAGTGATAATTATAACATTTTGTGTTGCACTGTTGTTGATTCTTGGATAAGTTGAGCAATGTCTGGCATGTAATCTTCAATGTTGATTTGTTTTATGTTGTCCTGTGTTTGGATTTCTTGGACAAATCGAGGCCACAAAGCATGTTCGGGAGTTACCTCACAGTTGAACCAAGGCGGGTCACTCACATAGGTTTCAAAATGTTTTAGTTGCATTTTCTGCAACCAAGCCACAATTTCCTCACGCAAATGATAATTCAAATTGCTGATGGTTACATTGACCACAACTTCACTGAAAATTTCTTGATACACCGCCAGATTTTTTTCCATGGCCGACCAACTCAATGGATATCTCAAATACTCGTACACAGACCCAATGCCATCAATACTGACACAACAACTGATGTCAGTGAACTGTTTGAATAGTTCACGTTGATGTTTGTT